ACCAGTTTTCTACGTCTAGCGGAATTGTTACAGTTTTATTTCCTGCAATAGTCTGAGGAGATTCTGCTCCTAAAATAATAACTCTATTACACGCAGTTCCAGTTAATGCGCCATCATCTACATCTAAAGCTGTAGTGTTAACACCTGTACCAGCAGCATTTAAAGTTTGAACAAGATAGCCACCAGCTAGTTGCTCTAAAAGTTGTAAATTAGTATTAGTTTTTGTTCCCCATGTACCAGCGTTTTCACCGGTTACCATTAATTCAACACCAAGTGCCGTATATGATGAAGCCATAAATTTTTTCTCCTAAGCCGCGTGCGTTACGTCTGTATATGATGTATTTCCGCTCACGTCAACATCATTATAACTTGTATTTCCGTCAATATCAATATCTTGATATCCTAAAGGTGCAACATTTCCTACAGTAACAGTTGCCGATACTCCAGTCAATCCCATAACATCTGCAGGGGTAATTGAGCCTACTGCAGAAGTAGAAGAAACACCAGAAATACCTAAAGACATTCCATCCGGAACGATCGATCCTATACTTGAAGTTGATCCAGCCGCAAGACCCTGAAGATCTACTACCTGAGTATCTGTTATAACTAAGTCTGGACCTACACTAGCTGTTGCCGATACACCACTAAGTCCAACTGAATCAGCAGTAGTAACTGATCCTACTGCAGTTGTTGCTACTAAAGTCGCTAAACCTTGAACATGGTCAGCACCAGCATTAATATTTAATTGACCTTCTGAAGCAGTTGCTACTTGACCATCTGGTGTAATTGTAGGTGAGATAACAAAAGTAATATCGGTTCCAACACTTGAAGTTGCAGAAACTCCAGTTAATCCAACTACATCGGCTGGTGTAATAGCACCAACACTAGATGTTGCTCCAATACCAATTAAATTTTCAATTCCTTCTTCAACACTACCCCAACCGTTTTCACCCCAGTCAAGAGTACCCCAACCAGGTCGAACTTCTACAGTTGGTGCGCCAACTGAAGCTGTAGCGGATACACCAGAAAGAGTTACGAGAGGTGAATCACCATAAGCTTGTTTACCCCAAGCAAGACGTCCCCATCCTTCTTGAATGGTAGTCGCTTGACCATAACCAGCCTGTCCCCAGGTTAGTCGGCCCCATCCTTCTGAAACGTCGGGCACTGT